GTGTCGGGCCACGCGACAGGCAGGGGGGGGTCTAGGAGACTCCTTAGAGGGGGTATCGGGGCGTTATTCATGGCTTGCGCTGGGCGGCGGGGCGGGGGGCAGTCATCTTATGCTTGTCGCGCTTGGCATTGACGTGAGGGAAAAGTCCGCACGCGTCAGAGTTCACGGCTCGCTGTATCTCTCTCGCCCTGGCACGCGTCCAGAAGTGGCTGCGCTTGTACATCTGGCCGATGGCACGAGACGACAGACAACCGGGCAGGGACAGCGACCATCGGATGAGCTCGACGTGCCGACGGAACTTGAAGTCATCTGTCGCGGCCAGCGCGTCGATGAACGCCTTCAGCATCACGCCGACATGATCGCGGGAGATGAACGCGTCGACCTCTTGGCGTCTGCCTATGTCGGTAGGGTTGCACGCCCAGTCAGGATGATTGGCATCGATGTTAAAGACGTGACGAGACTGCACCATCTCGCGGTAAGGCAGCACGCCGGACTCACGCATCTTCTCCTGTGCTTTCTTGGGCTGAGAGAAGAACCACGCGTCGAACGACTTGGCATCCCTTTCGGGGGCCGTCAGGTCGTTGAGTCGGGCCTTGGTCACGCTTGCAGGGTTAAGGGTCTTGACGGCGGGGCAAGTGGCAAAGGTTGTGCCATAGGCCGTCGCTGTCAAAGCGCAGCAGTCCGCGTCGGGTGAAGCGGTAGGTGAGGGATGGATACTTGCCGTCATAGTCGATATGCTCGTCGACCAGCGCACGCAGTTCGGAGGGGGACATCTTCTCCGGCCAGCCTTGGAGGATGATCCGTAGTTGTTCGTTGTTCCTGTCCCTGACTGCCTTTGCCTCGTCGGTGGCCTGCCTGCGGATGGCCTCCATCTTCTCCGGCTGTTCTCTCCAGGCTTTCTGGCGGAGCCGGGTCAGGGCGAGCTTACGGAGAACCCAGCCTCTCCGCGCGGTGGTACGGTTAGGTTTGGTCATCGCGTAGAACTTGCCTCCTCGCCAGAGACTCGGTCGAACCCCCAGCGTAAGCGACAGGGGGTGAGACTAGAGTCACCCCTTGTACGAAGTACAGGGGACGGAAGTTGAGTTGGAAGTTGAGAGTGCTTTGGCATGGGGGTAAGGGGTGGGGGTACGGGTGTTGACCCTCAGTTGACCTTAAAACGCCTTGGCGACCCCTTAGCGGGGCTGGAATGGGCATCCCTTGGGGTGACCTCGGTGGCACTTTCCGAGGGGGGCTGGCTGTATTCCCAGCGGATGACCCCCTTCTCGGCGGCGTGGCGGATGTAAATCTCGCCCTTGAACTGGTTGGCATGGTCCTTGAGGCCGGCACGGCCACGGCGCTTGGTCAGGCCGAACTTGTAGATCGGCTCTTCGCCCTGGCATCGGAAGAGGACGGCGACCTCGCGGAACCAGTTGGTGAACTCGGACGACCCTAGGCCCGCATAGGCTAGGTCGGCGACGGTGTGGCCTTCCTTGTCGGAGGCGGCCTTGGGCTTCCCGGTGTGGTGCATGGCGACGAGGACGGCGCCAGTCTCGAGGAGGATGGGGGCGAGGTCATGGCGCAGGAACTTGGACGCCTGCTCCTGATCGGAGACGTCGATGCCCGCAAAGGACAGGAGAGGGTCGACGAAGACGATGTCGGCCCGCTGGTCGAGGACGAGCTGACGCAGGGCGGCGGTGAAGGTCGTGCCGGTGGAGACAGTGTCTCGGAAAATGGCTAGGTGGTCGCGGAGGGTGGCCCGCTCGTCGCTGTCGAGGTAGGCGCCTGCGATGACGTCTTGCAGGGCTTCGGAGATGTCGCCCGCGTCGTTCTCAGCCTGAAGCACGACGGCCCGCAGTGGGCGGGCAGGCTTGATGCCGAAGAAGTCACGGCCTAGGCACCAGTGGACGGCGGCCTGCATCATCAGGGACGACTTGCCTGTGCCGGACTGGCCGACGATGAGCATGGAGCCGCCCTTACAGAGCCAGCGGTGCGAGCCGAGGATACAGGTCGGGTCTTCCTTGCGCTCAAAGGACAGCAGGGCGTCGAAGTCCATGCGCTGCGGACCAGTGCGGACCTTGCGACCCTTGCGGGTTTCGGCGAGGTTGGCATAGTGGTCGAGCAGGGTGTCGGGGTCGGTGGCCTGCTTGGCCGCGTCAATGGCCCGACGGAGGATGGCCGCGTCGGCGATCAGGTCGGCGTGTTCGGGTCGGTAGGCGGACGAGCCTGCGTCGCTGACCAGGAGCGAGACGGTGGACGCGTCGATAGGCGACCCCATGTCGCGGAGTCGCTGGCTGACCGTCAGCTCGTCGGCAGGGACACCATCGGCCCCGAGGGACAGCATTGCGGCGACGATGTCCTGATGGGCGGGCTCGAAGAAGTCTGAGGGCTTGAGGTCGCCCGGTAGTGGGAAGGCTTCGCGTAGGAGGACGCCGAGGAGGTGGCGTTCCGCCGGCACGTTGTTCGGAGGAGTCATGGAAGAAGGGGTTGTGGGATGGGGGCGTGGGTGCCCGGGGTCAAGGTGCTTTCCGTTTGGAGGTCGGCGGGCCGTAGTGGTCGACGGCACGGAGTCGCCCTGTCTCGCCGATCAGCACGCGATAGCGGGCCTTGACGAGCGCGCCGATGTCGAGGGCCTTCTTGATGTAGATGGAGGCGGTGTGGCCTGCCTTGAGTTTCCATTTCTTGGCCCACTGGTCACGAGTCAGGAAACCCTTGGGGGGCTTAACGGCGCTGCGGTTAATCTCGGCCATGACGGCCAGGAGCACCGGGTCGTTGCCGACGCGCGTGTAAAGCATCTTCCTCTTTGATTTAGCCATGACGTCAGGGGGTGAAGGTCTTCAGGTCTTTCGTCCAGATCCATTCGTTGCCCATCTTGTGGACGAGCCATGCCTTATAATTCCCGCCAGCGGTTATAAAGCCCGCGACGAAGCCGGAGCCCCATCGGGCGGTGGCTAGGCGGTGAGCGCTGTAGGTCATGTCTTCCTTCCGGCATAGGCATCCAGCTGAGAAGGCATTCCCGCCTCCGTGCTTAGTCAGGGCTATGCTGGCGAGGTTGTGCGTATGGCCGTGGATGAGGGCGCCGCCTTGCTGGGCATAGTGCAGCCCTTGGACGATCGTGGCGTTAGCGCCGTGAGCGTAGCCATGCACCATCGTCACCGGGCCGAGGCGGAAGACACCCTTGTCTGCGCTGTAGGGCAGGATGGTCTTGGCGCCGCATTTGCGGGCGTGGGCGTTGATGTGGTCTTTCACCCCTTGGCAGTAGTCGCGTACCAGGGCGGAGCCTGAGCCTTGCGCCGCGTCGAGCCGGTGTTCGTGGTTGCCCCATAGCCAGACATTAGGCCGCCAGCGGGTGAAGAAGTCCTTGCCCTCTTCGATATCGGCCTGGAGCGACTCGGCGCCTTCCTTGTCGGTTCCGACGCCCTTACGCAGGGAGCGGAAGTCGTACTGATCTCCGCCGGCCACGCGGATGTCGGGCTTGAAGTCCTTGGTGAACTCGAAGAGGGCGGCCAAGGCCTGCGGGTCGGCCATGTCGCCGTGATTGTCCGACGCGTAGATGAACTTTGTCAGTTTGCTCATCGGGCGTTGATGTAGGGGATGGGCTTGCCGGAGTCGAAGGCCGCGAGCATCTCGTCACGGCGCTTGCGGGCCGTCTCAAGGTCGGTGGCGATGTTCTCGACGATGTCCGTGCCGCGGCGACGCAGGCGGAACCAGTAGCAGTCGCCGAGCTTCTGAAGGTGGTGGTTCGGGTTCTCGGCCTTGGTATAGACCACCTTGTCGTTCCGGCCGATGCGGGTATACTTCGGGCAGGCCAGCAGGAAGGCGACGCGGTCAGGGGACAGGCCGACCTTGCGGGCCCAAGCCAGCGTCTCGGCGTTCAGAGTCTCCATGAGCGGGCGAGGTTGCGGCCTTCGGTCATGATCTGGTTGCGGGCGTTCGGCTTGAAGATATACTCCTGGTCGAACAGGTGGGACGCGCGTATCTCGGCGATGCTGTCCAGTTCCTCGTCGTTGGCAGGGCCGACCCCTGCGGTGGCGACGTAGATGGTGCGGACCTTCCAGCCTTTCTCCCAGAGGATGTCCTGGCAGACGCGCAGCTCGTTGACGTAGCGCCAATCGGAGCAGACGACCGTCTCGGGGGAGGGCTGGTCGTGGTGCTTCATGACCGGGCACCAGTTGGCGAAGTGGCGGGCGAACACGTCCCGATCTAGGCGGCGGGCGAACTTCCCTGCGTGGACGAGGAAGTCGCGGTTATCGACCTTGAAGTCCTCCTTGAAGAAGTCGCCGTCTAGGCCGAGGTAATCCATGTAATGGTTCGCGGCCTCCTTGAGGGCGTCAGCGAAGTTGATGTGTTCGGCGGGGCGGTTGGACCATTCAAGGATGCCGGAAGCGAGGGTGTCCTTCCCGGCCCTTGCGTACCCGCTTACGAGGACAAGGGTGGGAGGAGCCATCGGCGTGGGAGCGTCGGTCACGAGATTAGAACGGAGGGTTTTCGGGAGGCGCGTCTTGGACGGCAGGCTTCTGGGAGCCCTTGGGGAAGGTCAGCTTGTACTTGAACTGGGGCTTGCCGTTCCACTCGCCGTTCGGGATGGCCTCGACGCCGATGAGGCAGGTCTTGCCGCAGGCCGGCTCGACGTACTTCATGAACTCGGCGGGGGTGGCGTCCATACGGATCTCCTCGGTGAAGGTGCCGGAGAACTTGCCGACGAGCATGGCGAGGGGCTTGGCGTACTTGGAGCCGTAGGACTTCGACAGGCAGTTGCCCTTGTCGTCGAGGAAGAACAGGCGGGCGGAGGAGGTGCCGTCCTCGTTGTGCTTCACCTTTTCGAACTTCGGCTTGATGAGCTTAAGTTTGTAGGTGCCGGACACTTCGATGGACTTGAGGGGCGGGCGGTCTTGGTTGGGCGGGTTCATGGATTAGGCGAAGTTGATGTTCGTGGCGGCGGTCGGCTTGGCGGCGATGTCGATGGTGGTGATCTGCTGCGGGTAAGCGGGCCAGTGGCCGGAGGCGGTGCATTCCTTGTACAGGGCCAGCGCCTTCTCAAAGTCGAACGCGGCCCCGGTCATCAGTTCCGGCCCCAGCTCGTAGACGGCATGGGCGTAGGGCGGCTCCTTCTCGACGGCGATGAAACGGAAGCCGAGCACGCGGCACTTGTAGGCCGACTCGACGGCGTGGCGGTAGAAGTAAGCCTGGAGGGCATACTTGTATTTGCGGACGGCCTGCAGGAAGCCGTGAGCGCTGGCGTCTTCGCAGGTCTTAAGGTCGTAGATATAGCCGTCGTCGGAGATGCCGTCGATGGCGCACTTGACGAGCGTGTCGCCGATGAACGCTGTGAACATCACCTCTGTCTTGGAGAGGACGATGCCGTTGTCCTTCATGCACCGGGCGGCGGAGTTGGCGACCGCGTCGACCAAGGCACCTTCCTCGGCGGTCAGGATGGCCTTGCCTTCGTTGGATGAAACAAACTCGGCCCACTCGGCCTTGCCTTCCTTCGTGCGCTTGTCGACCTCGGGGGCGATGGCGTGCGTGGCGTTGTAGGCGTCGAGGCCCTCAAGGGCGAGCTTGTGGACGGCGGTGCCGACTCGGAGGGCCTTGCTGTCCTCGCGGGTGCGGGCGAGGTACGCCTGGTAGTGGGCGGGAGACTTGAGCAGTTCCTTGGCGCCGGATTGGTTGAGCGCTTGGATGCCGTCGTAGATGACGCGTTCGGTGATGAGGTCGGGCATGGTGATCGGATTATTTGAGGTTAAGCTTTTCCTTCATCAGCTCGTAGCGATACTTCGCCGGGTTGACGGGGTCGAGGCGTCCAAGCTCTTTGGCCATCTCGTTGGACACGTGCAACAGGAACTCGATTTCGGCCAGGCACTGCTTGGCGAACTCTTCTCCGTGCTTCACATCGCATCGGGCGTCCTTGAGTTTCTCGAGGAAGAAGTTGGAGGAGAACTCCGCATCCTTGAGTTTGGATTTCATTTCTTTGGTGGTCATCTTGGTGTTCATTTTTGGTGTTCTGGGTTGTGGTGGGAAAGTTCAGAGGGAGTCGTCCTCGGGGGCGGACTCCTCGACGCTGGCCGAGATGCGGCGCACGTCCTCAAGGGCCGACTCGCCGGCATTCTCCATGGCCTCAAGGGTGTTCCGCAGGACGCGCAGCTGGACGACCAGGACATGGACGCGGTCATGGAGCGGCTTCACTTGGGCGGCTTCGTCAGCCGTCTCGACGTGATCGGTGAAGACGCTGAGTTCGGTCAGGGCGGCGGAGGCGAGGTCGGAGAGCGTGGTGAGGTCTTCGACGTGCATCTCGACGCGGGAGGCGAGGGACTTGACCACGGCGAGGTCGCTGGTGACCTTCTCGACGAGGCGCTGGATGTTGTCGCGGTTGGTCATTGGCGGGTCGGTGTGAAGGTAAGTTCCTTTATCTCGCCGTTAGGAGCAAGGGTGAAATAACGGACCTGCGAACGGACGAGCGAAGGGTAGGTCTTGCGCTTCCACGCGTTGAGGTCGGTGAGGAAGTCGGCGTGCTTGCGGGCCGTCATCTCGACGTAGGGGAAGCCGTCCAGGAAGAGTAGCAGGGCGTACTGCTTCGGGACGGTGGCGGCGATGCGCTCGATGCCCTTGGGAACGTCAGCCATCAGAGTTGCCCGGTCTTGGCGCGGTTCCACTTGGCGATGGTGGCGATGCAGACGGCCTTGGAGATCGCGTCGAACTGGCAGAGCTCCGAGTTGACCACGTCGTCGAGGACGCGGGCGAGTTCGTTGCCAGCGTAGAGCATGGCCTTCTGCTTAGCCTGTTCGGCGGCGAGCATATTGCCCTGGTGCATGGCACGCATGGCGCCGGCCACAGGGTCGAAGGGGTCGAAGTCGTCGGAGGGCTTGCTCATTTGGTCAGGGGGCGGGGGGTGGGGGAGAAGGCAGGGGCGGCGGCCTGAGAGGGCGTAGAACGGAAGCCAGAGGCCACGGCGCCGTCATCGTCGAGGTCGACGGAGATACCGCAGGCGGTCTGGATGGACTGGCGGCGGATGTAGGTGATGGCTCCGCCGATCTGCTGGGCGGTCAGGCCCTCGGCCTTGACGAGCAGGGTGCCGAAGTCGAAGCGTTCGCCGGAGGAGTGGAGGAAGGCGGTGGACACGCCGACCTTGCCGTCCTGGCTCACGAGCGTCTGGATCAGAGCCAAGTCGTGGTCGAGGAGCACCGGCTTGATGGCGTCGAGCAGCGCGTCGAGGGAGACATACTTGGCCTTGAAGGCGGGGTTGATTTTGTTGGCCTTCACGTTGTCGAGGGCGGCGAGCGCTTGGACGAGTGCGGCGGTGGCGGAGGTGGGGGGCGTGGGTTTGGTACTCATGGGAGATTATTTGGTCGGTTCAGTCGCCTTCGTGACTTCACCGGCCTTGATGGTCGCTTCGATGTCGTCGAGGGACATCCGCGTGTAGCCGGGGACGAAGAGGTTGTAGTAGGTCACGCCGTTGCGGACGGTGGGGGTCAGCAGGCGGGCGACCTTCTGATCGGGCAGGATGATGTAGGACGAGTCCGCGA